GACCACCAATCCAACAAGCTGCGCTCAGGGTTTTATGACCCCGAGCGCCGCAGTCCAAGGACCAATGTCGTTGTTTCTATCGTGTTCGCCTTGATGCTTGGCGGCGCGTTTTGGTACAGCCTTACGACAACGCTTGACAATCAACAACGCCAGCATTGTGAGCAGGGCTGGCAACGCGCTTGCGAGGGTTTGAAATGAGCCGCGAACTTGTCCGTCGATTGTTCAATCACATAGAAGTCCCTGAAACCTCTTCCGGTGAAGGCGTTTTTATTGCTGAGATCGATCCCAAACTTGCGCAAACGCTTTTGCATTTAAATTTTAAGCAAAACAGAGTCCCTTCAAAACAGCAGATTGCCAAGTACGCCACCGACATGACCAACGGGGAGTGGGTCTTGTCCAACGATGCTCTTGTCATTAGCAGCCATGGGCAATTGGGGAATTGCCAACACAGGTTGCAAGCTGTTATCGAGTCAGGCACCACTCAAAAATTTCTTGTTCTCTATGGGGTTGATAAGAAAGCGTTCCAAAAGTTCGATGTCGGAAGAAAAAGAACTATGGAGCAACGAATTACGATTTCTGGCGTAAACATTTCAGTCAAAGAGTGTGCGATTATTCGCCATGCAATGAACGATTACACAAACAGCTCATTAGGCACTGCTCAATATACAGACCCGCGTTTTGATGAGCTTGTCAAAGGCTACTATCTCAAGCATCAGCAATTTCTAAATCTTACCGATGCTCATAAGCCTGCAGGCTCTTCATTCTTTTGGGCGGCAGGGCTAAAAATATACGCCGAAATGATTCATTACGGCATGTCCTACAGTTTTGAGCATGATCATGATGCTTTGACAAGGGCAAGACTGTTTATTGATATGTGCGTTAATGGGCAAAGCACCGAAGGCTTTTTGACAGGCCCGCATGAAAGTGCTGCAATTAAACTTAGAGATTCAAAGGCTGCTAGGGCTCAGGAATACGCAAACAAATTCTGGAATGATAAATTTGCTTGGCAGTTGACCATGACAGCGGCCTATAAGTTTATGTGCGGACACGTCACCAAATCAATGCAAAGATACAAGACAGATCCGTTTCATAAGTTTACAGAACTTCCTTCAACCAATTCTTTTGATTATGAGTGCCAATTGTAATTTTATTACGCCAACATCAAAACTTGAGCTGCAATGGCAGGCTTGTAAAAAGCGTCATCCATCGTTATTGTCACAGTTAGCCTCGCTTGCCAAAGAACTCAAACGCGCTGGGCATAAACGTTATTCCATGGATGGACTTTTTCACATCCTGCGTTGGGAAACGCGGGCTACAACGGGAGACTTGGGCTTAAAAATTAACAACAATTACACTGCTTTTGCCTCGCGAGATTTAATGAAAAAGTATCCAGAATTGCAAGGTTTTTTTCAAACGCGCAAGCAAAAACCTCGCGAGACTTTTGGTCAAATTCATTGACTTATGGGCCGAGCAATAACATGGAGCACTCAGCCCGATGAAAACATCAAAGCCGCAAAGGCAAGAGCTAAGGCGGCTTTAAACGAGGAAAACCCTAAGTTGACCGCGCTTGAAAGAGCGTTTTACGAGGTCTACAAAAAACAACAACTTTGATTACTGGGCGGCCTTAGGCGTAAGACCCATTTGCCCACAACTAAACGATCATGAAAACCGTCACCATTAGCCTCGACGCTGACCGCTCTGCAAAACTGCAAGCTCTTTCTGATTCAACCTCTGGACACACTTCACAAGTCAACGTGGCAGGCCAGACCTTCCAGGTTGAGCAACGTAAGATCTCGGCATCTGCCATTGCCATCGGCCTGCTAAATGCAGCAATCGACAATTCTTACAGCCAACTGCCCCAATAGTTTTACGTTCACCGTTCTTGGCAAACCTGCCCCTCAAGGCAGCAAACGCCACGTTGGCAAAGGCGTCATGGTTGAGTCATCCAAGCGATGCAAGCCATGGCGCCAAGACGTCAGACATACAGCAATTGAGTTGCTTCCTGATGGATGGCATGCCAGAATGGAAGACGCAATGCTGCTGTCAATCGCATTCGTTTTTGCTCGCCCTAAAAACCATTTCAGAACTAACGGCGAGCTAAAACCATCGGCACCAAAGCACTGTGTTTCACGCATTGGCGATGTTGACAAATTAAGCCGGGCTGTTCTTGACGGCCTTACTGGCATTTGTTTTCAAGACGATGCAGCCGTAATTAGTCTCACTGCAACCCGCCGCTATGCAACTGCAACAGAACAACCCTGCGCAATCATCACCATCACAGCCATTCCCTAACCTTGGCAACGTCATTACAACTGATGACGTCAGCCAGAAAGGAACCGGCAGCTACAAGGCGGATTATGTGAATTGGTGCCGCACCATGCACCTATTGCATGATCATGCGCCTGGTTGGCAATTCGTCATTGCTGAACACCCAATTAGCAACGAACACGTTTTTAAAGCGCCTAACGGCACTGCATACGTCGTCGGCTATTTCACTGGCCCAAATGGTGAGCGAACGCCTGATTTCCCTCAGGCAATCATGGACAATCGAAACAACGCCATTGCCTTCGATAAGGTCAGTGCGCGAGATCTAACAGACAGCCACCGTCGTTGCCTTTGCACTGCTGCTGCCGCTCAATTTGGCTTAGCGTGGCAACTCTGGGCGCGTGAAGAGGTTGAAAACCCCCATCGCGAATCTGTTTCTGCAGAACAAACAAAACCAGCGCCTAAAATTGAAGGCGTTGCTGCTGACGATCAACCTCTCAGCAAAAACGATCGCGAACTATGCCTTGGTCTTGTCAAGGAACTTGAGCCGGATGGCCTTGCCCGATTTTGTGAAGACTTTCGACGGGATTTTAATCTCGCCGCAGGAGCTAAAGTCGCCCCTGCCTTGACAAGCGTCAAACATCAAAATTGGATGAACGCAAACATGCAAAAGTATGTCTGAACCTAATGAACAAGCACAAAGCCAAACCGCTGATCAAAAACGTCGCCATCGGCATTTTCAAGTTCGGCTGGATGAAAAGCTAGCCGCTCAGTTGCAGCACTACGCTGACGCCAATCACAACGGCGTCAAAAACGCTGCTTGTAAATCCATTCTTTCTCAATTTTTCAACGGTAAGTAATGCCTGAACGCACTCCTGACGCCTTCACCATTTGGGGCAACTTCAACAAGGATCAGAAAAAAGACGGTCATTATTGGGCCGCAATGGAAGTGCCCTTGGATGAGCTTCGTAAGCTTGTTGAATGGGCCAAAACCGCTGACCGCGTGCAAAATCAAAAAGGCGACGATTGCGTCAAGCTGCGCGCCAACCTCATGCCACGTCAAAGCAAAGCTGGAAACGATTATTTGATGATGGCTCTTAGCGATGCCAAGCTTCGTCAAGCTGAAGTTGCGAACGACAACGTGCCCTTCTAAGCTGAATTTTGAAAGGGGCAAGAGGGGCCATGTGCTCCTCTTTTTTTATGCAAGAACCACGAATGCGCAAAGTCATGCATGAAGGTGTCTTGCAATGGGAAATCACCTATGCCGGAGTTACGCGCTATCACCGGCAAGATTGGCAGGCGCAATGGCAATACAGCTACTTCATGCGCCTCAAGAATTGCGGACTAGAACCGGCTCGCGCGCCTGACGCCCCTTAACCCTGATCCGCTGCAGGGCTTACCTAAGTGCTCCTGATAATAGGAACGCTTTTAACTTAGCCAATCACAGCTCTTGACAGCTGAACGTTGCGTCAAGTGATGCAATATGACCGACAGCTTGCTTGAGCAGTCTTGACTGATGCCATTGTTGCTTCGTCAAGGCAACGCAAAGCTTGGCCAAGGCTTTTGGATCATCGCAATGCTGAATTTCCCGAACGGTTTGCTCTAGGTGCAATTCCTCTTCAATCGTTAATTCAACGATCATCCAGTCAGCCCAGCCCATAAAATCACTCCAGTGATTGCAAGGTTTGCTGCAGCCGCTTCAACTCATCGTGATGCTGTAGCGACTCCAATAGCTTTCGCTCAGATGAGTAAGGCTCCTCTGAGCGGAAACGTATGTAGTCACCTATAGCTGGAAACAACCAATCCTGCACTGGCAAGCAATACTGCCAGTTGACAGGTTGAATGCAATTCATCACTACGGTTGTCCAAAACGCAGTGAGATAATGCCAAGTCATGTCATGCAGTACCCAGACTCGCAACCCTCCTCGGGCTCCCAACCAAAAAGTCCGAGCTGGTCAGGGATGACGTGATCAAGGTTGACTTCTTTGCGGCCACCAATGCCGCTGAGATAGACAGCGTCCTTCCCTAAAACTTCTCGGCGCTTTTGCAGCACCTGTTCAAGTTCAACCGACTTAGCAAATAGCTCAGGCCGTTCGCGCCGCATTGTGACCCATTGATCTGTCGTCTTGAACGGACAGAACCAACAGCTTGATTTTGGCGGTTGGGGCAGACCCGCTTCTTTGGCAATGATTAAGCAGTCAGAGCGACTAATGCCCAGTTCGATCAAAGGATACGCACTGGTATAGCCGTCAGACTCACGGCTAGGAGTGGCGCGATGGGGCTCGTCAGTGCTGATGCCTTTGCCTAGCGTGCAGTTGGGCGCATTGTTCTTGATCCACTTAGCGATTGGCTTGATCTTGTATGAGACTGTGCAATTTCTATTACCCGGCATTCCGCCAGGCATGAAAGCAGGGATGTTAATGCTCCTTTCATTTGTCATCACGTCATCGAACAGGTCGCGCTTCTTGCCTTGACGGTCAACCCAAGCAACATCAACCCATTCAATGCCATGCGCCTTGGCATAGGGTTTTGCTATTTCATTTATGTATTGAATCGTTTCAGGCGACTCAGCCTTGTCCCCAACATTAGAAAAGACAAACGTTCGATAAGGGATTTTGCCTTGTGCGGCTAAAACCAGACAAGCTGTAGATTGCACGCCACCACCAGTGCTAAAAACGTACTTTTTCATACCACGCTTGGCATCACGGTTTCATGGTTGTTGTAATGACCGGTGACGGCATAGCTATGCACAGGAACGTTCGACATTCGATGAAATACCATCTGACCAATCTTCATGCCGGGATATAGCGGCAAGCTGTGGTGACGGCGTTCGTTCTTTAGCTCTAGCGTTAACTTCGATCCGTGCCAGCCTGGGTCGCACCAACCAGCAAGAAGATGGTTAAGGCCACTTCTGGCGCGACTTGACTTGAGTACAAATTGAGCACTGATGTCTTCGGGGAGATTAAACAGCTCACGTGTCTCAGCCAAGCAAAAGTGACCGGGCAAGAGCTTGTATGGGTCATCTGCTGTTTTGTCAGAAATATCTAGACGCAACAGCTCTTCCTGATGCATCGTTTCAATCATCAAAAAATCACCCAACACCACGTCAAGACTGGCAGGGTTTAGCAGCTCTGAATCGAATGGGACAACCATTTGACTGCCTTCAACCCTGGCGCGAATCTCCCAGTCACACAGAACAGCCATTCGGTTCAAATAAAACGCAGCCTAACTGCCATCAACCAAAATCACCCATCCTGTTCGCCTGCCTTCAACTTCCCAACGCGGGCTAAATTCTGCTTGCCTAATTCGCGCGTCTCGCCCCCATTCCGTATTGTCGTGACCACCTTTAACAAGGTCAGGCATCCCGCGCGGATCTTGCATGATCCATTCAGGATCAGAGCTATGCCGACCGGCATAACCTGAAATCACGCTCCAATGCCCGCAACCAGTTCCATTGCATGATGGCGGCACAGCGTTTGACACATCACCTTGGTGCAGCCAGCCAACCAAAACAGGCCGACCCATCTCAATCTCCATTTCAACCATATCGGCATCACCATCCCTGCGAAATTCAACGTCAAGGCCCAGGCTCTCTAGTGCCTTGATTTGCGCTTCGACTGAAGTCGTATCACCAAACCGCGCACGAATCCGATTGTATTCATCATCCGTCGAAACCTTGCCCCAATACGACGCGACCATCGCTGCCGCTGAACTAAAGCATTCCCTGCCGCCATATCCTGAGGCGTTATCAAGCTGGCTGAAGTAAGGGACTCTGACCTCTTGATCAACCCCGCTGGCTTTCCACGCCTCAAACCAAGCGGCATCTTCCTCCAGTAGTTCCTTCGGCACTGACTCTTCAAGCTGTTTAACAGCAGCCAGTTGGTGAGGCGAGCCACGAAAGAACCTGAAAAACGGCAAAAGACTTAGCGCCACTAAAACCACAAGCAAAAGCACTTGGATCATGCCGAAAATCAGCGGGCCTTGCTAAGGCGTGTTTACTTTTCGACTCTTGTTGAAGGGAACAGGTTTTGGCTGACAAATTCAACCAACTGATCATCGACGGTGTTGTCGGTTGACTTGCAATAAGCAGTAAGCAGGTCAATCACCAAAATCTTGACGCCCTTTGACTGTAAGAACCGAAACAAAATTGGACGGATCAGTAGCAGCATCATTCAAATGCGATTGCAAAAATTCTAGTGGCGGTCTGTATGGCCTTCCAGCCTTGCCACCGAACGTTCCAATTCATTCAACCTAGCAAAAACCTCCATGTCTTTGGTTTTGATGTCGTTATGGAGAATGTCTAATCGGCCAGACAGGTTGTCAACAGCAGCTGTCAGGCGAATCAAGGAATCTTGCCCAGCTCTGCTTTGACGGTTCAAGCCAGAAACGCCAACACCTGCCACTGTGATTGACGCGCCAGCAACGGCAGCCCAAACTTCGACCATGTTCCGTTCCTAGCCGCAATCATCATGGCAGAGACTCAGGAAAAGCAAGAGCAAGACGAATCCAATTCACGCCTAGGTGACGTCGTCAAAATTGTGTTGCTTGGTTGGGCGATGGCAATCCTGACCGCTAATTACCTTGGCGTTTTCAAGCAATCGCTAGATCCAACCTATCCAGCATCAATCTTGAGCGGCACTGCAGCTAGCTTTGGTTTGGCAGTTGGTAACAATAGAAAGAAAAAAGAGGAGCCTACAATCAAAGAACAACAGCCTTCCGCGTCAAAACCAAAATGAAACGCTTTGCACTGCTGCTGGCTTTGACTGCGTTGGCAGCTCCAGCCCACGCTGACATCATCAATAGAATTTCATCTAGCGTTCAGTTGACGGTTGATGGAGCAGGATCAGTCGCGACGCGCCTTCCGTCTTCAATGGCAATATCTGGCAATAACGTCACTCTGGGTACTGTTCCTAGTTTGTCGAGCCATACTGCCGGCACCGCTCTTAGTTACACTCCTGGCGCTTTTACTGTTACTACTTCTGGTGACGCTTTCTCGTATTCAGAGTCTTACATGGAAGGAGACAACGTCCCAAGCCTCCTCTCAACAACAGTCACCTCAGGAGTAGTTCCGTCATTGCCGATTTTTGGCAGCACAACCACTACTTCAGGCGGCGTTGCCGGTACTCTTGCCGGAACGATTGCAACCGATGGTGCCATTTCAATTACTGCTGGCGGCGCTGGTACAACTGCAATTGGTCAGGTCATTCAAGAGTTAACAATCAAATGATCAAATGTCTGTCAATTCTGCTATTTCTTGGCTTTGATTTTCTGGCGACGGCTGCTCCAGTGGCAGCCGTGCCAGTTGTTCCAAACTTTCAACAAGGCGTTCTTAATTCAACGACCACAACTAAAACCAAGATCTCAGAGACGATCAATTCTTATGAGTATCGGACAGGCTATGAATACAGCGTGTCTGGGACGAATGTCGCTCCAACAAATGGCGTCCTTGCTCCGCGTGCTTTGACCACTACAACAAACACTCTCAACGGGGTTAGCAGCCGTTGGGTTGGTTTAGACGCAACAGACAAGCCAGATTGGAATCTCGTCAATCAAGGCGCTGCATTCCAATTTGTCGAAACGCTTCAAGGCCCAGGCTTGGTGAACCATACGATCATCAACCGCGACACTGACATCGAATCCCTTACAGAAACGACAAGCACCTTTACTCAATGAAGCGAGTTTTTGCAGCGTTGCTGCTTATGGCGGGACCGGCCAATGCTCAAGTTTCAAGCACTGCTGCACCAGTAGCCAACAGCTCTGGATCAGTCACAAACCAAGCAGTCCAAGTCGTGCCCTCACGGC